ACACCTTCCTGCTCGTCGCTCATGGACATCTCCTTCCGGTTGGTTCTACTATCTAACCGAACCAAGGCAAATGTCCAATTCCGACTGAACCTTTACATGCGCTCGCTGGACGATGTTGAACTGGTCATTCAGAGGATTCGTGTTCCAGACCACCCGCTCTTGGAGAAGCTGAACATACTCCTCTTATACCAGGATTGGTACAGCAAGAAGAACATATTGTCGGCCGTGACCGAAATTGCACAAGGAGGCGAAGCATTGCAGGCCAAGCGGCCCTCCTCTAGGCATCCCGAGGTCCTCCTCCACTTCAAGGCTGACTTATTGGCCCAACTGTTTCGCGAGTGCGGCCAACCACAGCGATATTTTGGCTTTGACACGTTTGTGGATATGTCCCAAGGTTTGCCGCGTAACCTCCTCATTATCCTGAAGCACATCTTCAGTTGGTCGCAGTTCAATGGAGAGTCACCGTTTACTGAGACAGCGATTACGTTTAAGTCCCAGGCTACGGGAATCGAAGAGGCTACAGAGTGGTTTTACGGAGACGCGCGAATGCCAGGAACTGATGGGCCAATGGTTCAGGCGAGCATGAACCATCTTGGAGAGTTGTTCCGGGGCATTCGCTTTGCTGACAAGCCGTCGGAATGCTCTTTATGCACATTTAGCGCGAATCTTTCCGAGTGCTCATCCGAGGCGCGTCGGATTGTTCAACTCGCTGAAAACTGGTCCTGGCTGATTGGCGTCGCGGGAGGCCAGAAGGACCGGAATACGATGCGCGTTGATGTAAAGTATCAGATCAACAGCATGTTGGCGCCCCGCTGGGAGCTTCCCATTTACAGGCGCGGGGCAGTTGCCTTGTCTGCTGAGGAGGTTAATGCGATCTTCGATCCGAGCTGCTCTCGCCTGTTCGAAGATGTCTGCAACACTCGAGTGCAACGATCTATGGCTCCCTTCTTTGGTGGCGACTCGGAGCAATCCGAGCATCCAACCCTACCAGGGTTTGCATCATGAAAGACTATTCGTGGTATTACAAGGACGAGATTCGGGCCGAGAACTTGTCAGGATGCGATGTGTTTTTGTCCGCGTATACGGCCAGCGAGCGCGTACAGCATGTGTTCGACAAGGCGGTTGCGAGGCGGAAACAATGGATAGTGTTCCCGGAATACGGCTACACTCAATCAGAGTCACCCGCAGGAGCGGTAATCCTTAATACGTCCGACGAGGCGGAGGATGGCTTGGGGTATCTTGATACATATCTGGCTTCCGGTGTCGGCGAGAACGTGTGTATTGATATAACTGGATTTCCTCGGGCGCATTTGGTCTTCCTGTTAAGGTGGCTCGTCCTAAAGCAAATACAAAAAATCCGCCTCATTTACTCCGAGCCGGATTTGTACGCTGATCGTGAAAAGACCGCATTCGCGAAAGGTAATGTTACTGAGGTCCGACAGATTCGTGGTTGCGAGGGCGTGCATAGCAGCGACACGCGGCACGATGTACTTGTTATTGCCTCAGGCTACGACCATGAACTGATCTCATATGCGGCGGAGAGCAAGAACAACGCTGTGAAGATCCAATTTCTTGGAATGCCCGCCTTGCGGCCTGAAATGTACCAAGAGAACGTCCTTCGTGCCAATAGGGCTGCGAATGCCATAGGCGGCGCTATTGGGGTTCATCCGCATAACTATTTTGCACCAGCCAATGATCCGTTCGTGATGGCAAGCGAATTGTCCCGTATTGTGTCCAGCTTTCACGCCCGAAAGCCGATCACCAACCTGTACTTGTGCCCCCTATCGACAAAACCGCAAGTTGTCGGCATGACCCTGTTCTTTCTGTGGGAACGGATGAACTCAGCCACCAGCATCATCTTTCCGTTTAGCAGCGGCTACTCGCGTGAGACGAGCAAGGGCTACTCTCGTTCGTGGCAGTATACGGTTGAATTGCCGGCCGGCTAGACTCGTGTGCCCGATCCCGTTGACCAAGTGGTCGGCCAGCTTTTCCTTCAGGACGCGCACGGCCGTCGTTGCCGATTCATGCGGGCGGATTGTCAGCGGGCGACATTCACGAACACCGATTCAGCGTCCTTGCGGGTCAACACGGTATCATAAAGGCCAACGTCTTCCCCCGCGTGCTTGTCGATTCCAGTGTAACTCAAGCTGGAATCCTCGTAGCGTTTGAATTTGAAGACCGCGTCATTCATCAAGGCGCTATTGAAGACGCCAAGGCTCACCAGCAGTTCAAAATCTTTCACGGTCAAGCCGGTGACTGTCTTGAATAATCCCGGTTCCAATTGGGCGATGACATCCTTCAGGCACCGTTCCCGATAATCGGTCAGATACATGAAGATCGGAACCCGTGTGGCGAACTTGATTAGTTTCTCCTGAATCTGCTTTCGCTTGCTCTTATATTCCTTTTCCTCCTCTGTCAGCTTCTTCTTTTCCTTGTCGGTCAGCGACCACCTCGGCCGCCGTGTCGGGGTCCGACTGTATCAATGCCGAAAACTCCAGCATGGAGCACTGGAGGCGGGACAGGACGGCGCCCTTGGCCGCGATCTGCTGCTCCTCGGGCGTGAGGTCTCGCTGGAGGGCAAGAAGCGCGTGGGCCTGGTCGATATCGTCTTGCATCGTCACAACTGGTTCCTCCGCAAGCCGTACATGCCGGTTGCGTCAACGAAGCCGCCGCCGGCCTTGGGAACTCGCAACGATTTGAGGCTGAAATATGCCCCGGTCGTAATAGAGCCGATGGCGAGGCTTTCCATCGTCACCGTCTGCACCTTGCACGAAACCGTCCCCGCCAGTGTCGCGGCGCCCATGTTCTGGAATAACGTAGCCGAGCCCGAGACGGTGCCGCCCGTGCTGGTGTACGTGCCGTAATTGATAAACGACGCGCCGCCAAAGTTGGCCGTGCCTGACTGGTTCCACGTGTGGCCCACATTGTTGACCACGTTCCCGGTGATCGTGCCACTGGAATGGGTCAGCGTCCCGTTGTTCGTCACGGATAGGGCGCCGATTGTGCCACTGCCGCCAATCGTCAGTGTGCCGTTGTTCGTGATCGTGACGCTGCCGGCGAGCGACCAGACGCACGTCGAGGCGAATGTCACCGTGCAACCGGTGCCTATGACCAGGCTGGCGCCAGCCCCGAAAGTCGGGGAGCCATAGTTAGATACGATGGTCGGGAATCCACCCGAGCCGTTAGGGATGGTCAGCGTCTTTCCGGCCGCGATTTGCGGAACCCAGAACGTAAGAGAAGCCGTGGACGCCAGCGAACCGTTATCCACAAAAGAGAAGATTCCGGTGTAACCCGACGGCAAGGACGGGAATGCGCACGCACCCACGAGCCCGCCAAAGACGCACGATGCGGACCCGTAGGTGACGTTGCCCCCATTAGCAGTCTTTGACACATTGCCAAGCGTATTGCAGCCCGCCACGGTGGAATACGAATTGAGCGACAAAGAACCGCCGTCAAAGACCGTGTTACCTGTGGTGATCGTGTGGATGGCGCCCGCTGCGCCGCCGGCCTGGGTGAGGCTCCCTTGGAGCGTGAGTGTGCCAATGACGCTGAGGGCGGCCTTGAGCGCGCCGGTGCCGCCCATCGTGAGTGTGCCGTCGGCGGCGATTGTGAGATTGCCGTTTACGGCCAGCGTCGCCAGGGTAGCGTTCTTGATCGTGACGCTGCCGCCGCCTGTGATCGTCAGGTTGCCCGTCTTGGTCACGACGTAATTGCCGGAAATCAGCACCGTATCGCCAAGCGCGAAATTTGGAACGCCGGCGCCGCCCCATGTAGAGGCGGTGTCCCAGTCGCCGGCTTGCGAAGATGTATAGGCTGTTGCCATGTTTTATCTGTGCGCCCTTACGAAAAGATGCGAAACGCCACTCCGTCGCCCGTTCGCCGCGATTGGACGAAAACTTTCGACGGGTCGGAAATCTGAATCGAGAATCCTTCATAGTTCGTCGCCGCCAGCGGGATGTTGGGCTCACCCGCCAGGCCAGAGCCGCCGATCATCGCCATTCGCTGATTGATCGGTGCATCCGTCGCATCGACCGGCGCGCCTACCCACACGAATTTGCAGGCCGTGATTTGCTGCCAGTATGTCGGATGGGCCGCGCGATCGGCGGCAAACGTGCCCGAACCGCTTGTGTGGGCAACCAGGCACAACCAGGTGGTGCTGTCGGTGTCCAGGCGGACATTGCCGGGTACATAGGCCGTGGCCGTCGCCCAGGCCGCGATCAATTGCTGCGGTGTGCCCGCCACGGCGGGCGTACAGAGGCCGCTGGCCGATAGCGAGCCGGCGCTGGCGACAGTCACCAGCATCGCGCCGCTCTGCGCGTCGAACAGAAAGTCGGCTGTCTCTATCGTACCTTTTCGATAAGTTGCCATCATTGCACCTGTTTTGTGTGAACACGCATCGTGTTGCGATACGGGTCACTCCAGCGCCAGCAAGGTTCTTTGCCCGGCGACATCACCTCGTACACGCATGTGCCACCGGTCGTCGATTCCGTTATCTGGTCGCCCGGCCGAGGCCCGACGACCGTGCCGCCCAGCACCAGGTCGCTCGTCGTTATCAGAAAGTCCCTGCTGACAAGCCGCTCGACCACGCCGTAACCGTTGTCGATCTCAAACGTGGTCGCGCCAGGCGTCGCGGCAAGGTTCACCGTCTGGGCCGGGGCGGGCGAAACACCTGGCCGGCTGTAGGTCACTACAGTCGCCATAGTTGCCGCCCGTATGCCGGTGAGCCATGCGGCGGCTGCTCCGAGCAGATCGACCACGGCTCACTCCTGCTATTGACGCAGCTTGACCAGCACGTTGGTGTCGGCGTCGGCCGGGGCCGTCTGCTGGGAGACCCAGCCGAGGTAGATATAGGGCACTGGCGGAGTCGCGCCATTGTTGGCGGCGGCGGTCACGATGCCATCCGTCGCATCCCAGTAGACCTCTGTTCCCCATGCCAGGGCTGCGCCGGAGCCGCCACTGGTCCCCTTGGGCATCGCATAAATGCCCTTGGTGTGGACCTCGCCCAGCATATTGGCCGGAATGTCCAGCTTGGTGATGCCGATGTGCGAACCGACGACGATCACGCTGCCTGCCGGGGTGAACGCCGTCGGCGTGTAGGGAATGATCCCTTCGGCGTTGACATAAGCCGCTTGAAAGCCTGCCATGTTCGGGTAATTGGCCATGTGAATATCTCCAATCTGTTAGTTTGTCTGCGTTACGCCTGGTCGCCCTTGGAATAGGCCGCGCCGCGGAAGTCTTGCATCGCAACGCCCCAGTCCAGGAACGCGCGGAAGCGTATGCCGAGGATTTCAAAGTTGGGCTCGCCGCGTTCGATCACCGGCTGCTCGATGCCATTCAAGAATGCGACCTCGATGGCCGGCAGCAGCATCGGATCGGCGAACAGGTAGTAAGCCGTTGCCAGGGCGGCGCCGTTGAAGTTCGTGTTGCTCAAATACTGCGAGCTGACCACCTCAAACAGATCGCCCAGGACGTTGTACGACGGGGTGACTGTGCTCTTGGCGCCTTCGGTGGCGATTGAGGCGATCAAGGGCGTCTGCTTCATAAGCTGGATCGCAGCGAGCTTCAGTTGCGTGGGCACCAAGAGAACCTTTGGCTCCACATTGAGCGGCCTGCCGTTGGGCTTGGTCTGCAAGAGGAACTGGTTGTACAAGGCCGACAAGCCCGAGAAACCGAATTGCGTGCCCGCGCCCGACAGATAGTTCTTGTTGGTTGCCGAGAAGAACTGCACCGGCGTCTGGGGCGGGTTAGCCTGGGCGTCCTGGACGGTACTGGGGTTGCTGAGCAGAGGGCCGTACACCGTCTCGGCGACACCTTCACCCGCGCCTATGCCGAAGCGGGCCGGCATATCGCCGAAGGCGTTCATGTCGTCGTTGACAACCATCTGTCGCGACAGCGTGATGATAGCGCCTTGGGTCTGGCCCTGAATTGGGAACGCCTGCTCGCCCAATTGGACGTTGGGAAGCTGCCCGTCGGGGCCGACCAGCTTGAACTTGAAATCTTCCGTCATCCTGTAACGGAAGTGCTGCTTGAAGTCGTTAAGAACGCCCTTCTTGCAGAACGCCTGCCATGCGCGATCGACGGCGTTGTACCTGTCGAGCATCACCTTGTTGGCGATGTTGGACAGGATGCCCGGCAGCGACACCGTGCTGAACGCCGCGCGGATGTAATCATTGGGGCCGATGGACCAGGGCGGAAGGCTGCGGCCCTCGGCGCTGGCGCACAGGGCGAAGAACTCGCGAATGCCCATTGCCCGGTGCTTGTGCGCGAGGTCCATCGCCTTCTCGCCGTATGCCTTCACCATCGAGTCATCATCGCGCACGCCCGACGCCACAAGGCCGCAAGCCTCGATGGTCCTGGCGTCGGAAATCCCTTCATTGATGATGACGGCCGGGGGTGTCGGGCGGCTGGCCCGGAGGTCCACAAGCTGCATCTCCGTGCCGATCCGCTCGGTGTCCCAGTTCTTCTCGATGGCGCTTGCGGCGATTTCGGGGTACTTCTTACCGCACAACTTGTCGATCTCGGCGATTCGCTTGTACTCGGCGGCTGCCGAGGCCCGGATTTGAGTGATGTCCGGCGCGGCGGCGGCGCTCGCTGCCGCCGATGCTTCGATCTTGGCCGGGGCGTTTGGGGCGGTGCTCGCTGGGGTTTGGGCTGCGGTGTCGGTCATGGTGATCTCCTTGGCTGGCGCAGCGCCTTTGGCGCTGGCAGCAATGGTTGTTGAAGACGAGGTATCTGCGCCCAGCGCGGTCACGGAGACCTCGCCAAGGGCGAATTTTCTGGCGACGATGATGGGGCCGGGATGATCGGCGCCATTCACGGTTACTTTGGAACCTTCAGGCACGTACTGCTTCTCCAGCACGCGCCCGCCGATGGACGCCTGCCAGGGGAAGCCGTTCTTGCTGTTGGCGACGACCTCTTTGGCGGCGGGGCCTGTGCCCGAGACGACGCCCGCGATGTCGATGGCCTTGCCGACCTTGACAGAATCGGTGTGGCCGACGACATCGGCATACTGGTGATCCTTCAGGACGGGGATGCTCTGCGAGTGGGCCTGCACGCCCTGCAAATCGACCACCACGGGCAGGCCCCAGTTGGCCAGGGACATCGGCCCGCCGTTGTAGGCGTTAATGTCGAAACGCGGAAGTTTTTGGCCAACAGCGCCCGCGGCACCGTCGGCGCAGGCGGTCACATTCATCGGGGCCAGGAATGCAAGCTGGCCGTCTGTCGGCGCGGAGGCTTCAAGATCGTTGCTGGCGGCAGAATTGGCCTCGCCGGGGGTCTCCAGCGCCTTGCGGTGGGCCTCCAGGTGCGCGATTACTTCAGAGTCGGCCTTTTGCGCGCCATTGGCAGCCGTCCATGCCGCGTCAAGCCCGCCCGTGTGCAAATACATCTGCCCTTCGGTCGGGCGCCCTGTCGCATCCGGGTCTTTCCCGTTCTTTACCCAGTGGTGCGGGAATTTCCAGGTGGAAGACTTGTCATCTTCGCCCATGTCGGCGAACGCCACCTGCGGGAGCTTTGTCTTATCGACATCGGCCCACTGGGGCTCATCGTTAGTGGTGACTGAATTATGCGCGAAGCTCATCTTGGGTTATCCTGTCCAGAGCATGCGCGGCGGCATGCTCCGCTCTGGCAATGGCGTAGCTGTAGGTCGAATGTTTGGCGTGGGCCTTGACGGGTTGATCGTCCACCGTCCAGCCCTCCGGCAACGTCATCTTCATGTTGCGAGTTAGCTCGAATTCTTTCATTCCGCGTCCTCGTCTTTGTCGGGTGCGTCGTCAACGTCCGGCGGAGGTGTACCGCCCGGAGTGACCGGCGTTGCTGGGGGCAACACGCCCGGCCCGAGATTGGCCGGGATTCCAAGGGATGCGCAGTAGGCGATTTCCTTGGCGCGCTGGGCGACGCCGACCTTCCACTTGATGCCCTTCTTGCCCCATTCCTCCGCAAGATTCGTGGTGTAATCGGCAAGTTTTGTGGCCTGCGCGTTGGCTTCCTTGGCGGGATCGACGTGCTCGTGATTGTCCCAGAACCACTGGTGAGGATGGTCGGGCAGCGCCCTGGCGGCCACGGGCAGATAGTCGCTGACCAGGATGGCTTCCGAGAACCACCACTCAAATATCCGGTCCAGCACCAGTTCTTCGCATTCCAGTTGCTCGATGCGAATCATGCGGAAGTAGGTCTGGTGATCCAAGCGTCCGCTGGCGTAGTTGTAATTGGAAGAATCCCCGGCGGCGATGTTGTACGGCACGCCCAGGCAGCGGGCGATCTCGCGGATCAATTCCCGCTTGAACATCTCGTATGTGGTGGCCGGGTGCTTTGGATCGGTCTGGCCAAGCGTCCAGCCTTCAGGCAGCGTCAGGGCCATGTTCCGCATTAGCTCGAAATACTCGCCCGGATTCACCGCCGCGGCCTGGCCGCTTGCGGGCGCGTTGGTCTGCATGACCAGGGCGAAGTGGGCCGCCGACTCCGCCGCGTCAAGGGTCGCCTGCGTAAAGCGGCGAAGCTGCGCGTACAGCGGCAAGGCGGGAGTGATTTCGGGAATGCCGCGATGCTGGCCGGGGCGGTCGGCGCGGAACCAATGAATCACCGACGTGGCGGGCCAGTTGGCATATTCCCAGGGGAAACCTATGGTCCCCGTCCAATATGAATAATTGCCCGGATGCTCTCGGAGAATGTGATAATTTTCGGGATTGCCGTATTGATCTAGTTTGATACCATCGACACAAGGCACACCGTACAAGCTGATATCGGTCGTGCGAACTTGGTCCGCCTCGACAAGCCGGAGATCGGCCCTGACGGGATAGTCCAGCGTCGGGTTCTCCACCAACAGGCCGAAGGTCTCCCCATCCTGGGCCTTGGACTTTCGCATGGTGCGGAGTTTTTGGGCGAGGTGGACCTTGCGGCACCAGGATCGCCATTTTTCCTCGATGGCGTTGCCCATGTCCTCGTTCTCAAGGAGCATGTGCAACGTGGGGCCCGTGCCGATCACGTCATTGGCGATTGTTTGGACCAGGCCGCAGGCGTAGCAGTTATTGGCGACCTCGTAGCGAGATCGCCGCCTGAGCACTTCCCGCACGCCGACGTTCATGGATGCGTCGGCCGCCATGCCGTCGGCCATAAGCCAGTGACGCCGGGTCTCCTCGGTGTGCTGGGCGGAGTCGTAACGGGCATGGATCGTCTGCGGCCCGTTGACCAGCCGCGACATGGCCAAGGGCGACCCCGTGGCCACCATCCGCATGGCATCGGCGACCTGCTGGTCCTCGAATTGCTCCAGGACGGAGAGCGGCCGTGGGCGCACGGTGACGGGGACCGGCTTGGACTTTGGCGGGTCTGCCATAGTCGTAAGGGCGGAGACGATATTGTCCGTCGAAAAGCCCATCAAACCTCTCGATGCCGGCCCGGAAAACCGTTCGGATAGACCGTGCCCGGCTGGATCATGCGGCACACGCGGATACCGCCAAAGGGATTGCTCACGGCGGCGACGGTGGCCGCGTACTGGTCGGCCTTGATCTGATCGCCAATATCGTGCTGAATGGCCTCAACGCCGTCGGCGCTTGCCCTGCGGGGCGCCAGGGCGTTGGTTGCAATTTGGCCCGAGTTGTCTGCCATAACCATTCTCCTGACCCAAAAGAAAAGCCCCACCTCCACACCTAGCTAGGTGAAGGTGGGGCTTAGCTTCGTTTCCGAAGGCTCGCACCCGGCCGGGGTGCGTCCTTTTGGGTTTTTCGATTATCTACTCATAATTTATCGGATATCCTAGTTTGTCAGTCAAAGGTATTGGCTCAGGGATCGCAGATTGTGCCACTAATGGCATTCTCGGTAGTGGCTCAGCTTAAATTTAATGCTTGAGCGCTCACGTTTGACAAGATCGGCCTGTCGGCGCAGTGGGTGAACTAAGAGGCTTGAAGGGCGGCAAGGCGAGGGCCACCAAGTTAAGTGCCAAGCAGCGCACCACAATTGCAGAAAAAGGTGCGATAGCAAGATGGCACAAGAAATTTGATTAGGCCAGTACGCCAGCGTCACCTTCTTCGTCGTCTCCACCATATTCGGTAGAGTGTTCTAATTCCGCCACATCCTCGGTGAAATCTAGCAGTAACTGGATATCTTCCTTAGGGTTATTAAACTCGTTGTAGCTGTCAACATCGGTTTTGAGTTGCCGACAGTCGCCAAGGATTCTTGTTCGCTGCTGCTGGAAAGCGATATGCACTTGATCGGGATCAGCGCTCGGGTCAGTTGTATCCAGCCAGAAATGAAGTTGCTTGTGCGTTCCGTCAGCCAGCACTTCTTCCCTGCGGAAAGAATGCTTCCGACGAAATCTGCGCCCTTTGAGGTCCGTGGCGTAATCTTCGCGCATTGCCTCGGCGATATCATCGGCGCATTGGTCGATTAGCGATCTGGGGGAAGCATTCCAGAGTTTGTTTCGGATGGCCCACGCGCCGATATCACGCTTGGTCGCGGGCCACGTCTTGTACTGGTTCAGCCTGAATTGGGCGCAGGCCCAGTTCGGCTAAGATACTAATCCGTCCGACCGCCGGACGGTTCTTCGTATTCAAAAGATGGATTTTCTGAGGCATTGGGGAGCTTCTCCAGCAG